ACTTCGTGGTGCTGCTCAACGAGGAAGGCGGTGCCGAAACGGCGCTGATCGCCATGAAGTCCACCCAGTTGAAGAAGAGCCGGAAGTGGAACTCGATGATGGCGGCACGGCAGATGATGGGCAAGAACGGCCCCTTCACCCCGCCGCGCTTCAGCCACGTTTATCTGCTGAAGACGATCCAAGAGGAAAACTCTAAAGGGTCGTGGCACGGCTGGGAGATGTCGGTCGAAGGTCCGATCACGGACGCCAACCTGTACGTTCGGGCTAAGATGTTCGCAGAATCGATTCTCGCGGGCGACGTTGTCGTGAAGCACACGGATGACGACGACGTGCTCAGCGATACCCCGTTCTGATGAAGTCACGCTGCGGCGGGGGCCCTACCCGCCGCGTCCTCTAGGGAGCATCCATGTCGTCGGCACAAAAATTTGCGGCCATCTTTGACGGACTCAAAGAGGCCCACGGTTATTTTCTCATCGAGAAAACAGCTGCCACGGGTAAAACCAAAGGCAAAGCAGGCGTGCTCCGCGAACCACGGACCACGAGGCATTGGGAAAACCACCTGAGCGGCAAAGGGGCGGGGCTTGGCATAATCCCGATCAACGAAGATAACAATTGCGTCTGGGGGTGCATCGATATCGATCAGTACCCGCTGGATCACGCGATGCTGATCGACAAAATACGGCGGATGAATCTGCCGTTGGTCGTATGCCGATCAAAGAGTGGGGGAGCGCACTGCTTTCTGTTCGCCACCGAATGGGTTGAAGCGAAGGACATGCAGAAGGCGCTTCAGCATATGTCCGCGGCCCTTGGCTATGGCGAAAGTGAGATCTTTCCCAAGCAGGTAAAGCTGCATCTGGATCGCGGCGATGTCGGTAATTTTCTCAACCTGCCGTATTACGATCACGAGAACGGACTGCGATACGCATTTCTGGACGACGGCACGTCCGCGACGCTCGAAGAGTTTTTTGAATTGCACGAGCGGTTTGCTCAAACCCCCGAGCAAGTCATCAAGCTGCAGACGACGAGCAGCGGTGAGACAGAATTGCTGCGCGACGGTCCGCCGTGTTTACAGATTCTTTGCAAGATGGGGATCAGCGAAGGCGGTCGTAACAACGGCTTGTTTAATTTGGGTGTCTATTTGCGCAAGGCGCATCCGGATTCGTGGGAGTCCGAGATCCTGCGCCACAATATGGAGTTTTTGTCCCCTCCCCTGCCGCTAGGGGAGGTGAATGTCGTCGCAAAGCAGGTTCAGCGCAAGGATTACGCCTACAAATGCAGCGACGCGCCTATCAACGCGCACTGTAACAAAGAGCTTTGTCGGACGCGGAAGTTCGGTATCGGTGCTGCCGTCGCAGGAGCCACCATTGCCAACCTGCGCAAATACAACTCAACGCCCCCGGTCTGGTTCATGGACGTTAACGGTGAGCCGCTAGAACTGGACACCGACGCGTTGATGAATCAGATGACGTTCCAACGCGCCTGCATGGAGCAATTGAACTTCATGCCCCGTTCGGTCGCACGGCAGCAATGGGAAGGGCGCATCAGCACGTTGATGTCTGAGATGCGGGATAACGAAAGCGCCATCATCGAAGTGGCGCAGGACGCCAGCGTCAGCGGGCAGTTTTACGATTATCTGGAAGAGTTCTGCCGCCACCTTCAGCAAGCGCAGGACAAAGAAGAGATCCTGCTCCGTCGTCCGTGGACCGATGAGGAAGAACGCACCACCTTTTTCCGTCTCAAGGACTTTGAAGCGTTCCTGCGCAAGAACAAGTTCTTTGAATACAAGTCGCACAAGATTGCGCAGCGCCTGCGCGACATCAGCGGTGAAAGCGTTGTCCTGAAGATCAAAGGGCGTGCGGTGCGCGTTTGGAAGATCCCCGCGTTTGAAAACGCTGACGTTGAAATCAAGACGCCGAAATTCGGATCAGAGGAGGCCCCATTTTGACCTCGAAGAACCAATCGCGTGACCAAGAGATCTTTGCTCTCTGGTCCGTCCAAAAAATGACGTTCGCCGCCATCGGACGCCGCTTCGAGCTGAGCAGAGAGCGCATTCGGCAGATCGTCCGCAAGCAACAGAGCGGTCGTGTTTAGAATCTTCGGACCTCCGGGCACGGGCAAAACGACCACGTTGCTCAACATGTTGGATGAAGCCCTGTCACAAGGGGTTTCTCCGCATCGCATCGCGTTTCTTGCTTTCACCCGCAAAGCCGCCCATGAAGCGAAAGAGCGCGCGTCGATGCGCTTCGGGCTGGATCCTAAAAAGGATCTGATTCATTTCCGGACGCTGCACTCGCTGGCGCTCGCCATGACCGATATCCGCGCCGAACAAATCATGCGCGAACAGAACTACCGGGAACTTGGCAATGCCATCGGTGTCCCGTTGGGCGGGGCCAAAGCCGGGAACTTCGATGATGACCTGCCGTCGCTCGTTGCGGGCAACGATCCGATTCTCAGCCTGATCAATCTGGCGCGGCTGCGTAAAGTACCGCTGCGCCACCAGTACAATGCCAGCGGAATCGCCGCTGACTGGAACACGGTCCACTACGTGGCCAAGTGTTTGGCTGATTACAAAGCCCGGATGGGGCTCTACGACTTCACCGACCTGCTCGATGAGTTCATCCGCCAGCCCGACCGATACTGTCCTGAATTCGATCTCATCTTTCTGGATGAGGCCCAAGACCTCAGCCCGCTCCAATGGGACATCGCTCACATCCTCGACGCCAAATCCAAACGGATGTACGCCGCAGGCGACGACGACCAAGCTATCTACCGCTGGGCCGGAGCGGACGTGGACCATTTCATCAACCTGCCGGGGGGCAGCGAGACGCTTTCGCAGTCCTATCGCATCCCCGCCGAAGTCCACAAAATCGCAGAAAACACCGTGCGACGAATTAATCGCCGCTTCCCGAAGCGCTACCAACCCCGCGAAGAACGCGGGCAGGTCCAACGGATCAATACGATCAACTCACTCGACATGACCTCCGGCTCATGGCTCATCCTCGCCCAAGCCGGGTATCACCTGAATCCCGTCGCCGCCGACCTGAAATCAAGCGGCTACTTGTTCAACTACCGCGGACATCGGAGCATCGGCGAGAAACTGTCAGACGCCGTCAACGGCTGGGAACAACTGCGCAAAGGTCGCGAAGTCACCGGCGACGTTGCCAAGAAAATCTATGGGTTCATGTCCCTCGGCACACGGATCCATCGCGGATACAAAAAGCTCCCGGGCGTGGACGACTCCGACCTGCTGTCCATGCAACAGCTCGTGGATCACCACGGATTGCTCGCCACCTCGAACATGATCTGGTCCGAAGCAATGGACAAACTGCCAGAAACAGACCGCGCCTACATCACCGCGCTGCTGAGACGCGGCGAGAAATTCAATGCAGCACCCCGCATCACAGCGTCCACGATCCACGGAGCCAAAGGCGGTGAAGCGGATAACGTCGTACTGTTCACGGATCTGAGCCCCGCGGCAGATAACGAAATGCGGATCAACCCTGACGATATGCACCGGGTATTCTATGTCGGCGCTACCCGGGCCAGACAAACCCTGTACATAGTGGAAGCTGAAGACGTGACGAGGAGCTACGACCTATGAATCGAGAAACCCTGCTGCAGACCGCGCTGCAGACAATCAACGGGCCGCGGCAGCAAGACTACGGTGACGTTAAACAGAGTTTTAATCGCATCGCTTGCGGCTGGGACATGATCGCCAAAGCCGCTATTGCAAGCCACGGTCAAATAACCGCGGCCCACGTGGCGCTGATGATGGATTGGCTGAAAACAAGCCGGTTATTGACCACGATGGATCAGCCGGATTCGTGGGTGGACAAGGCCGGATACATTGCCCTCGGTTCGGAATTGCAGACGGGAGACTCGCATGGGTAAATTACAACTGGCCATGTTCGCGCCAAAAAGCGAATGGGTTCCACCGCTCGAACTCCCCGACATCACCCACGCAACGAAGATCGCAATCGACGTTGAGACCAAAGACCCCAACCTGAAAACGAACGGGCCGGGCTGGCCAACGGGGGATGGTCACATTGTTGGCTACGCGGTAGCCGTCGATGGCTGGTCCGCCTATCTGCCGATCAAGCACCTCGGTGGAGGCAACCTCGATGAGAAAATAGTCTCGCGGTGGCTGCGAAAGGTCTTCGAGTGCCCCGCCGACAAGATCATGCATAACGCCCAGTATGACCTCGGCTGGATCCGAGCGTCCGGCTTCACCGTCAACGGCAGAGTCATCGATACGATGGTCGTCGCCTCGCTGCTAGACGAAAACCGATTCAGCTACAGCCTCAACGCCCTCGCGTACGACTACCTCAACAAAACCAAATCTGAAAAGGGACTAGTGGAGGCGGCGCGGGAGTTCGGCATCGATCCCAAAGCCGAAATGTGGAAAATGCCCGCCATGTATGTCGGGCCATACGCCGAAGCGGATGCTGAGCTGACCCTCGAACTCTGGAACTACTTCTCGGGCCAACTTTCCAAAGAGGATCTGTGGCCGATCACGAACCTCGAACTGGATCTGCTGCCATGCCTCGTTGATATGACGATGCGCGGTGTTCGCGTCGATCAAGAGCGGGTGGAACGGACTCGGGATGCTCTCCTGAAGCGGGAGAAAGAAGTCCTTCAACAAATAAAGCACATCGTCGGCACCCACGTGGAAATCTGGGCTGCGCAGTCGCTCGCACAAGCCTTCGACAAAATCGGTATCCACTACCCACAAACTGAGAAAGGCGCACCGAGCTTCACCAAATCGTTCCTTTCCGAAAACCAGCATCCGCTGGCGAAGCTCATCGTCCAAGCGCGGAACCTGAATAAAACGTCCGGCACGTTCATCAATAGCATCATGAAACACTGCCACAGTGATGGCCGAATACATGCTCATATCAATCAAATCCGTTCTGATGATGGGGGTACCGTCTCGGGACGTATCTCAATGTCCAATCCAAACCTGCAACAAATCCCGGCCCGCGATCCTGAACTCGGACCCATGATCCGATCCCTGTTCCTGCCAGAAGAAAACGAACAGTGGGCCGCCATCGACTTCTCGCAACAAGAACCGCGGATCTTGGTCCACTACGCGCACGTCTTTGGTCAGATGCGTGGCATCCCGCTCGAAGGTGCTGCTGATTTCGTCCGCGCCTACCAAACCGATCCGTCCACCGACTTCCATACGATGGTCGCCGAGATGGCTAACATCCCACGCAAACAAGCAAAGACCATCAACCTCGGCATGATGTACGGCATGGGCGTGAACAAACTCGCCGAGCAGCTCGACATCTCCGTCGAAGAGGCCAAAGGTCTCGTCCGCCAATACCACGACCGCGTCCCTTTCGTGAAAGGTCTCATGAACGGTGTCATGAACCGCCTCAACGAAAAAGCGTCCGGCGGCTCGCTGCGCTCGATCCTCGGCCGCAAGTGCCGGTTCGACCTCTGGGAGCCCGACAGCTTTGAAATGAACAAAGCGCTGCCCTACCGTGAAGCCATCGAAACCTATGGTGCCACCACACGGCTCAAGCGCGCCTACTCGTACAAAGGTCTGAACCGCCTGATCCAAGCTTCCGCTGCCGACATGACCAAAAAAGCGATGGTCGATCTGTACAAGAGGGGTCACGTACTCCTCATCCAGATCCACGACGAAATCGCCGTCTCGGTCAAAAGCCTCGAAGAGGCAAACGAAATATCCGAAATCATGACGCGCGCCGTCCCCCTCGATGTTCCGTCAAAATGCGATATCGAAATCGGTCCGTCGTGGGGCGAAGCCAAATAGCAAATTGCGACATGGCATAAAATCCTATACTATCGCATCTGCTATTTGGGAGAAACCCAGTGGATACAACCCGATGGAAAAGCGTGCTACTCCCACGCGAAGTCTATGAAGAGATCCGAGATGTCGCAAAACTCGAAGGCCGTACTATCGGCGGCCAACTGCGCCTCGTCTTCGAGTGGTACAAAGCTCAACGCGTCGAACGCAAAGAACCGCTGCAACCCTAACAGTATGCGATTACATGTTGCTTTTCCCATACGTTCTGGTACAGTTCCTCACGTGGCAGCCATGCCACGCTCCGTTGTTGCTTGCCCCCAGTCCGTTCCTTACGGCTGGGGGCTTTTTTTTGGGTGATTTATGGAAAACCAAAAAGTATTCGTTGACGGACTCGTCGCCAAGAAACCACGCGACGCGGCACCCGAATGGGTAAAGGCCAATCTGAGCATCAAGCGCGAAGAACTCGCACAGTGGCTACAAACCCAAACCGATGAATGGATCAACGTCCAGATTTGCGAATCACGTAACGGAAACTGGTACGCGGAGGTAAACACATGGAAACCAAGAACGTAAAGTCACCCTCATGGCAAGACGCGGTCGACACCGTCGAAGCGGTCCTTCACGCGTATGCCAAGCAGCTCGCGCAGCTTTCCAATAGCGAGCCACAAATAAAAATCATCGAAGCCGCGTGGAAAAGAATCCTCGCCGGTTAATCGTTGACATGATCCGATAACGTCCCATATTCTCTCATCCCAACCCTTACCGAGAGCACCCGTGAAAGACCTCCTCGATATCAACGAAGTCTGTGAACTCACCAACTTCTCCAAACCCACTATCTATCGCCGCGTCAAACTCGGCGAATTCCCACAACCCGAAAAAATAAAGCGCTCCGCCAAGCGCGGTCCGCCCGCTAACCTCTGGCGTAAATCCGAAGTCCAAAACTGGATGAAAAAGAACATCAAACCCGTACCCGACGCCCCCGTCGCAACGCCCACCGAGCAGGTAAAACCCAGCGCCGCTCACGGCCCACTGCGCGCCGATACCGTCGTCCCACCCGAAAAACAAAAACCGCGGTTCATGGTCCACGCCGTCCTCGCCGCGATCATCGCAGGCGCTATGCTCCTTTTCTTCCAAACCCAGTAATCGCCTCCGCAGGTGTCAAGTATTCCTTGACACCTGCCTCCCTTTCGCCTTGTTACCCCTTCCAGATACCCCTATGATTGAATAAATCAACCGGAGTATCTCATTATGCCCATTGGTGCCGCCCTCAAAGGCAAACTCATCAAAGACATGAAGGCAAAAATGGACGCGCAAAAAACGCGTACCACTTCTTCCGCCACGCCCGTCGCCGCTCGCGCCAGCACGTCGTCCACCCCGAGACCCGTCTCACGGACCACGGCCGTTTCCGCAGCCGCTGCAAGTCCGCAAGCTCGCGCCAAAGCTCGAGCAAACCGGAAAATGTTTCTCGGCAAACTCATGGAAGACGCTCAAAACCGCGTTTTCAAGAAAAAACCCGAAGAATCCGTCGGCATGAAAAAAGGCGGTGCCGTCAAACCCGCCAAGAAAACCACCGCCGCCGCGCCCGCCAAAAAGGCCCCGGCTAAAAAAGCACCCGTCGCGCCAGCCAAGAAAAGCGCCAAGGCAAAAGCACCCGCC